CTCATCAAAGTATTTGTAGACAAAGGCACCGACCTCAAACCACTCGTCCTTCTTGACATTGATTGTCACGGAGGGCTTATGTTCACACCAACTACGCTGGTAGGCCAACCACATCTCAAGCTGTTCAATGGCAGACATATCAGCAGTTACCACTGCACCTGTAGGGGCTTTCATAGGGAAGCTGAAGACCGTAGTTTGGTCAGGCTTCATTACGTCAGGCTCGTTAGGGATGCCTTGGTCACTCATAAACTGTGTCAGAGGGTCTTTATTGTCACCACGCACAGTACGAATATAATAGGCGGAGTGCCTAGCATGAATACCGCTGGCAGAGTCAACAAGCTGGGATACCGTTCCTGAAGGTTTAACGCATGTAATAGCAGTAGCGACAGGTATGCCAAGACGTTCAGCCCACTCAGCGTTAGTAGCGACAGCAATAGATTTAAGGTGGTCAAGTGTAGCCTCCAGTCCTTTATTCTTTGTAGTCATTAGTCGGTTGTCCATAATGCCTGTCAATGACACACCAAGCAATCGTTCTTCTTCTGTATTCTTCTGCCAAATCTTACGCAGATAAGGAAACTTAGTATGAGTAGATTGGATCGTACCAAGAATAGTTGCGATACGAACCTTACGTTCTAGTGTCTCTAAAGTATCTGTTGCACGAACCACACACTCGGTTAGGTTGCAGAACTGGTATGGGCGTAAAATTATCTCGCTGCAAGGATTCGTACCGAACTCGAAGTTAGGATCACGCCGACCATTCTTAGATGCCTGTCGGTTGAACACTCCTCGTTCCCCTGAGCCACTTTCCACTAGAGCCATCCACTCACGCATGAACGACAAACTATCTGGCTTTTCTGTGTAAGACACAGAATTGTTAGCCAATGCACGTTGGGGATCGTTCTCCCACCATGATCCAGATTTAGCGTGACGCATACGGTCATCTGACAGGTTAGACAGAGAGATCATAGCAGAGCGGCGAACACCACCGACAACTACAACTTCACCAATCTTACACATGATGTCGTGACACTCAAGAGAGGACAACTTACGTCCCTTAGCTTCAGTAAACACACGAGTAACAAAGTTAAACAAGTCAATCAAAGGTGCTGGACCTGATGCACGACCCCCAAAGGTCTTCAGCTTGGCCCCAGCAGGACGAACCTGAGACACATCCCACTTAGGCACTTCACCACTATAGAGCAATGCAATGACCTGTCGTAGTGCCTTAGCCCAACCCTCCTTGCTATCCTTAACGATAATAGTTGTGTCACTGTTAAACATAGCCGCTGGAACTTCTGGTAGCTTGCTGATGAACTGCCGCTCTACAGAGAAGCCTACACCAGTGCCACACAACAAGATGAACATAGCCTCGTCGAAAGACTTAGGATCATCTACTGGCATGTAGCTACAGTTGTAACCTGCTGTGTTATCACGGTTGAAGGCTGGCCCAGCTGTCATCAAGGCACGCATAGATGGCATGACCTCAAGGTTAAGGATAGCATCCTCAATGTCCTTGACGTAGCTGTCATCACCAGCAAGTGGCTTAACTAGGTTATCCATATAACGAGAGACTGTCTCGCCCCAGCTTTCTCGTCGGCCTTCTTTATCAAGCCATCGTGCGTAACGTGACTTGTGAATAAAGGCTTGGTAGTCTGTAGGGAGGTGGTTACTAATCATTATTTCTCCTATGCAATCTGCATTGTAAATTTAAGTGGGGTTTGAACAGCGTCAATCCCATCACACATTTTTTTAGGGCATTTCTCTCGCCCTTTGTTCTTAAAGTTCCTTGCAACATTTGTACTATCTGCTGATGCAAAGGGCCACCTTTCTTTAGATAGCCTAAGCCCCCTCATCATATGCACCCAAGGGCGTGAGTTGGACTTCTCAATTATGTCCCAAGCTAAGTCTGCTTGCCTAGACCAGTCTGCACTACCCACATTCCAAAAAGAACCAGATGAACCAAAACAGAACTTGGGGTAGTTGTCGATTATCTCCCGCAACCAATCAAACGGCAGGTGCATGTGCCACACAGGCGCACTGAGGTGTTTTGGGTAAGGCCAACCGACCATATAATTCCGCTGGTCATCAACACTACCTCCGATCTTGTCTGGTATAACAGCCCAATTAGCACCATATAGTTTGTCGTCTAGCCAGTCTATGTAGCCCACCTTATTGAAGTCCTTACCCCTTGTGTATGCGGAGAAGGCACCGTTGTCCCACATAACACTCTGAGCGTTCTCCATACACCACTTGGCATCTTGTGTTTGTGCATAGGATACGCAGAAGTGCTTTCCCTTTAGTTTTTCCAGTTCTACTCTAGGTGTTATTGGTGTCCCGTGGTAATGTATCATAATTTACCTTAATCCTAGTGTACAAGTAGAGTGATACGGCAAAAGTAGCATACAACTTACCTATTGTATTACCAATAGAGAAGTCAAAGGAACCAAAGGCTAGGTAGACAAACAACAGACTATCAGCAAATGCTCCAACAATGCCTGACGCCAGAACTGCGATGTGCTTACCAGCTTTGCGGAGTGGTGTGTACACTGCGAGGTCAAGCATTTCTGCCGTGATAAAAGATATGGCACTCGCTAGAGCTAAGAACGGATTTGAGGTAAGGAAGGATAGCACACCACCAATGATTACGGCAAAGGCAGACCACTTCCAGTTAGTAAGTTCCTGCAACCAATCCCGAAGTACAAGAGCAAGACCAACAACAATAACACCTGATGGTGCCATTAGGCCAAACCCAACAGGTATTAAACATGGTCCATTTGGAATACACTCTGTTCCCACATTACCAATTAGGTAATTAGCTAATGGCATTGTTAGTGCAAATAATGCAAGGGCTAAATATTTCATTGCGTATCCTTCTTTCCTCGTTGTTTTTTATCTGCTTCAAGCCAGACCAGTCGGTCAATGTCACATCGGAAAATACCAATGTCTTTTAGCTCTGCGTCTGTAAGACGATTAAGCTCTTTAATCACACGTCGGTGTTCTGATCGTGTGGTCAGGTAGTTAAATAGTCGCCATAAATAGTTCATACCAGATCACTCAGGTCTACTTTGGGGTAATCTTTATTCTTCATCACTTTCCCATCCTCTCGAAACTGAATAGTCCCATCTGGTTGTTTCATTCGACCCATGTTGTTCTTGTGAACACGAGCAACAGCTTCTTCTAGATTATAACCCATAGTCCTTGCACGACCATAAGCCACGTAAACTAAGTCGGCCAACTCTTTTAATTCCGCTACAGGGTGGTGGTGACCTTCAGGGTCAGTTACCTCGTCATACCACTCACAAGCCTCTTCCCATATCAAGTCAATAGACATCTCCTTGTTTGCAGGTTGTTTAGCTGTAGTAGCAAACTCATCTACCATCTCAGTAGGTGTCATTGCGTCTATATCGTCTTGACTAATCATAACACTCTCCCATAAAATTCTGTTTTAGCCTCTGCCATTCCATCAAAGAGATACCAAGCGCAGTTGTCTTTACCAACGCTCTTACTTCCCTCAATCCATTTAACTCTGCCAACACTTACAACCTTTGTACAGTAAGTCATATACATGGCCGACTGCTTAGTGTGCATCCAATCAGCATCAAACAACAACCAAGTAGGGCATATGTCCAACCAACGCTCAATGAACGGATGCAGTATCTTCCTGTCCCACGGTGGGTTAGTAATGCAGTAATCCATAACACCATAAGAACCAAAGTCAAGCTCTAATGCATCAGCTTGCTTAATATGGTTAGCTCTAGGTTCAATGTCAGACTGAAATAGGCACTCACCATGACCCTCTGTTAGCTCAGTTATGTGTTGTACCAGTCGCCCATCTCCCGCACATGGCTCTACATAATCAAATGCGTAAGGCAAGTGCGGGATCAATGGCTCAACAGCGGCTATTGGTGTAGGATAGAAGTCACGTTCAACCCTAACATAGTCACTTCTTTTTCCCATCTTCTCTTATCCATTCCTCTGGTATCAGCTTATCTGCGTAGATGTAATTATTCTTGTCACACCAGTCGCCGTAGCTTGTCTTAGACCCTTTTCTGATCTTAGCCTTACTATTGCTGAACACAAACCGTATGTCAAGCTCTGGATGCTGTTTCTTTACAAGTAAATGCTTCTTTCTATCGTCAGGAACAAACCGCCCTTTTGATTCTACAATAATACCGTTGGGAAGCTCAAAGTCAGGTGTGTAAGTTCTAGTCTCGTGAACCTCATACTTGATTTTGAACTTCTCATACTTGAACGGAACGGATAGACTTTTAAGTTGGTCAGAGATACGATCCTCTAAACCTGACCTATACCCATGCTTTAGGCCACTTGAGGTGGCTCCCACATCTCGTTGTCGTACCGTCTTAGCCATAGTAACCTCGCATTCTCAATAATCCTATCAACGTCT